ACTCGACGGGCGCTTCGCGCCCGATCGCCAGACGTGCCACGGTGACCGACGTCGACGGGTGCGCGGCGTAAACGTAAGCACCCGTCTTGCGAAGATCGACGGTGGATCTGGTTTCGCAATCCCAGAACAGGACGCGGTCGAGGGTCAAAACTCCTGATCCACAGCCGCCGCTTCGACATCGAAATCCTGCTCCGCCGAGGTGCGACCGAACACCGACCCATGTTGCAAAAGTTGAACATTATTCAAGCCGAGGCTCACGCCCACGCCGATATTGTCATAAATGAACGGGCGCATTGATACGTTCGCCCAACGTCCCGCGTAGACCTCGCGCGGGTTGGTGACGGGTGTCTTGTCCCATTGGACAACACCGGGCGGCTCCGTTGAGTTGCAGCTGATGAAATGCCAGCCGGGCTCGTAGCCGGAGACGTTCTTCTTCTCCTCCGCGCGCCTGACCACCTGTTCCGGCCTGCGGGCCGTCGACGGCCAGTTCTCGCGCTTCGGACCCCAGGCCTCCTCGCACAAATCATTGAGCGCCCTCAGGATCGGCGACACGTCATAGTCCGGCGGCAGCAGCAGCACGGTCGAGTATTTCTCCGGCCCGCCATCAACGCTTTTCGGTTCGAGCAACTGGGGCCACGACAACCTGCCGGGGCCGATCCGCAGCGTGGGCACGTCAATCTTCTTCTTCTTGGTGGCGACTGGCATGTTGTTCTCCTGTTCAATCGGCTGCGTTTGGTTCGACCTCAAACTCAACGAGGCGGGGCGACACCGCCGGGCGTTTATCGCCCGCCGGCACCAGAGCCGTGCCGGGGTCGGACATCGTCACGATGTCGTCCCAGTCATCCGGCTTCCTGAGTTTAAGCTTCTTAAGTGCCTTCTCGGCCTGGGGCGGACTGACCGGCTTGACCACGTAGAGATCCTCGGTCGGCATGAAAGCCAGACTTTTGAGTGCCTCGACCTCGTCCACCCAGATCCGACGCCCGATTTTATTGACGAGCTTCCAGTTGGGAATCTCGTGACCGTGATCGGCCAGCTGCTTGGCGTGGACCCGCACGCCGTGGATCCAGGTGTCCATGAGGTCGGCGCCGGTCAGCGCGCGGCTCAGCTGCTCCGGTGTCAGGGACGCCGGAGCCGGGAACACGATCTTCGGCGCGTCGATGTTCACGACATCGAAATCGACCGCGGCCCGGTCCCAGGCAGCCGCGCGCAATGCCGGGCAGTCGCCCCTGGCCCGACAGAAGGTGCAATGGTCGCCGGGCACCAAAGGCGCGTCGGGCCGCAGCGCGGCCTCGGCGGTGTCGATCAGGTCGGCGGCCAGATCCTGCATGTCCGCCAGATCCATGACCGTTCTCTGGGCGGGCCCCAGGCGGGGCTGGCAGACGCACAGCTCGACCGAGGTGATCTGGTTGGCGAGGCCCTCGGGCAGGCTGTTGACCGCCCCCAGGCCGTAGCCGCCCAGCTGGAAGTTAACGCGACCATCCTCGCGGCGGATCGGCACGGCATGCCCGGCGCCGGTCTTGAGGTCACCGACCCAGGCCTTGGGCGGCGCCAGCACGACGGCGTCAGCCGTGCCCCAGTAGAGCTCATGCAGGGCCTCCAGATGGAACGCCTGCTCGACCAGGAGCTGGCCGCCCAGGCGGCCATGCGCCGCGCGCACCTGGTCAAGGTAGGGCTCGACGATGGCGATGCCGTCGGGGTCGTCGGGGATATATTCAGCGGCGCTGAGACCGCGCAGCAGGCACTCGGCGGCGGCGGCATGCAGCTCCGTGCCGCGCTTCGCATATATACTGGGCGTGTCGGCCTTGCCGGCCTCCATCCGCATCGAGCCCGGGCAGCAATGGCGGCGCTCGAGGACGGACATGCCGAGGGCGGAATGACCGCGTGGCGCGGGCGGCGCGCTCATCTGACACCCCTCAGCAACGCCGGGATACCGTCAGGTTCCCCGGTCACCATCTCCCCGTCCGCATACTCGCGCTCAGCGATCTTCAGCCGATCCCTGGCGATAAGCAGCGCGGCCTCCAACCGCATCACTTCATCGCGAAACCGCGCCAGGTAATACCGGGCGTAGGCGTCGACTTTCTCTTTGTCGGACATCACAGTTCCGCCGCCGCGACAACCACCTCCGCCGCCGCCCATATCGCCGGCCACGTTTCGGTCGGGCAGTCGTTGAGGCGGCGGAATCCTCCGTGCTCCTCGACCAACGCCACGGCCCCGGCGATTTTGGCCGGGTGGACCGTGCTCACCTTCGACAGCAGGGCGCGCAGGTCGGCCTCTTTCGGGATCAGCACCGGGGCGGCGAGTGGTTTCTGGCCGTTGGTGCCGGCGGCTGCCTTCGCCCGGGCGGCACGCGGCGAGGCCTTCGCCGCCTCGGTTGGCGCCTTGGGCGCTGGCGGTGGCGGGGGTGGCGGCGGGGGTGGTGGCTCCGGCGCTACGGGCGCGTCCGACGTGGCCTCCAGATCCACCTCCGGCTGATCGTCCTCCGCCACGGGCGCTGCCTGGGCGGCGCCACCGATGCCGGCGTCAACATCCATTTCCTCGACCGCCTCGGCCAGCGCCGGATGGCGGGACATTTCACGGCGCATGAGGAGTGACAGTAAGTCCTCGTCGGTTACATCGAGGTCGAAATGAAGCTGGCAAGACATTCTCACGGTTTTGCTCACGCGACTTCTCCCAATACTTTGTCTATTGTCAGGCGCTTACGCGCCAGTATTTCAGCCACGCGCGCGTCAATCGAGCGCGGCACCATGAGGATCGAGCTGTGAACCGGACGCGTCTGCCCGGCGCGATACAGACGCGCCACGGCCTGGGCGTGCCCGGCGGGCGTCCAGTCGCACTCAAGGTGGATGCAGCGCCGTGCCGCCTGTAGGTTGAGGCCGACGCCGCCGACGCGGATTCCTGATATCAACAGCCGCGAGCGGCCATCCGTGAAGGCGCGGACCATGCCGTCGCGCTGCCCGGGCGGCGTGTCGCCGATCAGCAGGCCGGGGTTGTGCTTCGCGCAGGCACGGGCGATGTGGCGCAGGGCGTCGACGTGCGTGCCGAAGAGGACGATGCGGTCGGTGCCGCCCTCCAGCTCCGCGTTGACGATGCCGGCGGCGGCCTCGGCCTTGGCCAGGGCCATCAGGCGGCGCACGCTCATGAGCGGCAGCAGCATGGCGTTGAGGCGCTGCCAGGCGGCCTCGACGCCGCCCTTGAGCTGGGTCAGGACGACGTGCAGCTCACGCGCCATGGACTCTGGTATCGCGGCCTCGATGGCCTCGCGGTCGGTGCGGCTGATCTCCACCGGGATGGTATCCTCGATCAGCTCCGGCAGGTCGGCGACCTCGGCCAGGGTGAGGCGGGAGGCGCAGGCGGTCAGGATCTGGCGCAGCTCGCCCAGGTTGCGGCCACCCACCACGACCTCGCCGTAGGGTTTGCGGGCGAGGATACAGAACCTGGAGAGGAAATCGGCCCGCCGATGCAGGCCGGGCACGAGGTGCGGAAACAGGCGTGAGAGGTGGCCGTGCAGCTCGTCGGGGCTGTTGAGCACGGGCGTGCCGGTGGAGATCCACACGCGGTCACACTTGCGGTAGAGCGCGCCCTGGGAGTTGTCGCGCGCACCGTAGAAGGCACGGGTGCGCTGGCTGCTGGAGTGCCCCAGGGCATGCCCCTCGTCGCACACGCAGACGTCCCACTGGCGCCGGTAGAGCTGCCGCCAGACCGGCAGACGGCGCATCAGATCATAAGAAACAATAAGAATGTCGCAGTCGTGCCGGGCCACCTCGCGACCGTTACGCATGACCGAGACGCTGGCGTTCGGGCGCCAGCGGCGGATCTCTTCGAGCAGCTGCGGGATCAGCACGGGAGGCGTCAGCCAGAGGCAGTGCCCGCCGACGATGCCAGAGCCCACGATCAGGGGCGGAGTCTTGCCGGTGCCGGGGGCCCACAAACACAGCCAGTTCCCAAGGACGAGGTCGGTCAGGACCGCCTGCTGGTGCGCCCACAACCTCACCAGACTTCGTCCGACACCGGCTCCGGCGCGGCGCGGCCCTCGTCGAGGATGGCCCTGATGACCGAGCGCAGCACGAGGATCCGGTTGCTGATCCGCAGCGAAGGAATGCGCCCGGCGTCAATCATCGAATAGACGGTGCGCTCCGCGATGCCGAGCGTGTGCGCGGCCTCGATCACGGTCATCGTTTCGGGCACGGGCAGAGTGTGCGGCACGCGCGACCTCCGGTTGCGTATCGGACGATAACCGTGCGCCAACGCCGGGAGCCGCGCCATGTGAAAACCATCAATTTCGCGTGGAGATGCGCCATCCGCCGTGATCACGTATTATTTATTTGCGGAACGGAACCGATTTGGATCACGGTGCGTTTGCATGATTTGCCGTGATCACGGTAAGGGGGTCTTGATGGCTGGCACGAACACACTGTTGGCGGGTAGCAAGAAGACGCGCGGGAACCGCGCCTGGGCGCGGGATCTGCTGGACCGGGCGGGGCACACGCAGCGCGATCTGGCACGCGCCTGGAACGTCGACGACAGCACCGCGTCGCGCTGGCTGGACGGCAGCCTGTGCGGCGACCTGATCCTGTCGCGCGCGCTGGAGTTCTGCCGATTGACGGGAATATCACTGGAAGAACTGGCCGGGCGCATGGGCCTGCCCGGGCTGTCCGACACGCCCGTGGCGCTGTCCTCCGTTAGCGATCCGCCGCTGCCAACGGTCAGGATCACCCCGTCCGGCAGGCCGGGGAAATGGCTGTTCCTGGCGCATATCGAGGTCGCGGTGGACGCCCTGGCGGGCATCACGCGCGCGCTGGACGACGCCGCCGTAAACGCAAGAATTGCGCGCGGGCGCGCATCGCGTATCGCCGTGGCCACGGCAGAACTTGCGGAAGAGGCCTGACCGTGCCAGCCTCTCCGGCCAACACCGGAGGGGGCCGCGTCGTGAGCGGAAAACCGAAAGTTTACAACCCCGACGAGCGCGAGGCCCTGCTGCGCGGCGCCGCCGGGCACTGGGCCGGAGGCGCCGCGCGCTGGATGTTGCACACGGACTGCTCGCGCGCTGAAGTTTGCCGCCTGCGGTGGCGGGACATCTCCCGCCTCGAGCGTGATCATCCGCTTTACCCGGAGCTGTATGTCCGCCGTTGCCGCGCCCAGGAGATCTCACGCGCGACCGGCGTGGACCTGGGCGCGATGCACGTCTTCCTCAATTATTACGGCCTGCCAATGGACCCGGCCACGTTCGGCGACCGCCTGCGCGAGATGATCCGTTCCGGCGGCGCTGATGCCGCCGGGGCGAAGCAAGGGAGGAAACGCGATGCAACGGTTCAGACGCGGGTTTCCTGGACAAACTGGCGGCTGTCATCCTCGCCGCCGCGATGACGACACCACGCGCGAGCCAGCGTGGATGTGCGTTGGTTGTGGCTGCGTGATGAGCGTGGCTTCGCCCTTCGACCCGGCGCACCATGCGCCGCCGGGCGAGGGCGACCCGTCGATCTGTCTGAACTGCGCCGGGCCCTATGTCCGCCGGGGCGGGCGCTGGGTGCCAATGGAGCGGGAGGACTGGGACGGTCTGGTGCCCGAGGAGAAGGCGAGGCTGCTCCAGGCGATCCGGGAGCAGCTGCAGAGCGTCAGGCGTGACCTCAGACGCAGACGGGGCGAACGCGGAGGGAACGCCTGATGCCCGGCGCGACCCCCCTGGACCCGCGCGCGCGCGGGCTCGACCTCGCCACGATCCCCACCCTCGCGGCCATGCTGGCGGAGCGGCGATGGTGCACCTGGGTTCAGAAGATCGTGCCGCGCCGCGACGGCACGGCGGCATGGACCAAGCGCCCGACCCTGCCGAGAACGGGCTACGGCGCGCGGGTCAACAACACGCGAGGCTGCGTGACCTGGACGGAGGCCGCCGCTGGCGTGGGGGTCGCGGGCGCGGTCGGCGTTGGCTGGTTCTGCGTGGACGACCTGACGAGAGCCTTCCTGGACATCGACAAGTGCCGCGACCCGGTCACGGGAGAGGTGGCGCCGTGGGCGCTGGCGGTCCTGGAGATGTGCCAGGGCGCTTACGTCGAGGTGACGCCCTCCGGGACCGGCCTGCGCGTCCTGGGCGCCTGCGGCTTCGACGTGGCGTTCCAGGGCAAGCTGCTGATGCCGGCCTTCCTGGCCGCGCAGGATGACGAGGGGCTGGCGGTCTGGGGCGGGTCGAGGGAGTGCGACCCGCGCGCGGCGATCGAGATCTACTTCGCCTGCGCGCGCTACGTCACGGTGACCGGTTGGGACTGGCGCGGTGACGCGACAGTGGATATCGGCGGCGTGGCGTTCGAGCTGTGGCTGCTGGCCGACAAGCAGAAGATGAGCCGGGAGCGCGACCGGGACGCCCGGATCCGGCGGGCGGGGCCGGTGCGAACAGCCGAGGCGGGCGACATCGCCAGTGCCCTGGGCGTGATGAGCAACGAGGACCTGCACTGGGACGACTGGAGCCGGGTCGGCATGGCCGCGCACGCCGCCAGCGGCGGCGACCCGGATGCGTTCGAGGCGTGGCGGAAGTGGTCCGAGAAGTGTGACTGGAAGCACGACGACGAGGCCTGCCGCGAGCGGTGGGCACACTGGTTCGACTCACCCGCCGACGCGCTTGGCTGGGGCACGCTGTGGTATCTGGCGCGGCAGACCGACAGGCGCTGGGTGACGCCGAGCCGCGCCCGGTGCGACGAGTTCGACGTGGTGGTGGAGGCGGAGGAGGGCAGCGCCAGGGGGCTGCTACCGCGTGAGGCGGCGGAGACGAAGCCAGGCGAGGCCGACGCGCGCGAGACAGCCGGCGCGGCCTTCAGGAAGCTGGCCGCGCGGATGATCTACTGCCTGACGCAGCACCGTTGGCTGGATACGGAGACGTTTCTGCTGATGGACGAGCTACGCCTGCGGATGGAGGCGCAGCACATGGGCGTGGGCGGCGCCACGGTCGGCGGGCGCAAGAGCCTCATCGCGCGTCTGGCGCGGGCGGATTCAGGCATGCGGAAAGCACACTCGCTGACCATGCGCCCTGGCGCCGGCGCGCTGGTGGACGAGGGCGGGCAGGTCCACGCCAATGTCTGGAGGCCGTCGCGGCTGGTGCCGTTGAGGGGCGCCACGGCTGCTGATGTCAAGCCGTGGCTGGATCACGCCGAGCGCCTGATACCGGAGGAGAGCGACAGGCGGAGGGTGATCGACCGCCTGGCGTGGGCGCTCCAGAACCCCGGGCGCAAGATCAACTCAGCCCTGGTGCTCCAGGGCGGTCAGGGCACCGGCAAGGATACGCTTCTGGTGCCGTTCTGGGCGGCGATCGGGGAGCACAACCACACGGTCGTGCAAGGCGCCGTGCTGGGCGGATCGTTCAATTCGTATCTGGAGCGCGCGTGGCTGCTGGTCGCCGAGATGCCATCCGCCCGGCGGCGTGATGTCTATGAGGACGTCAAGGGCTGGCTGACGACGCCGCCGGACAGGTTCCGCATCAACAGGAAAGGGCTGGAAGAGTATGACATTCCAAACATTATTAACGTTTTCATCACGACCAACAACGAGGACGCCATCGCCATGGCGGAGGATGACCGGCGCCTCGACGTCGTAGCCGTCGTGATGGGCGCTGGCGGCGCGGAAGAAGCCGACGCCAGGGCGGGGGTGTTGCACGATTGGTATGCGCATGGCGGCAAGGAGGCCGTCATGGGATTCCTGCTGAGCCGTGACGTGTCGCGGTTCAACCCGAACGCGCGCCCGCCGATGACGGCGGCGAAAGCCCTGATGGCGCGTAAGGGCGCGCATCCGGCGGTAGCCTGGGTGATGGGGCTCTGGGATGATGGACGCCCAATGCGGCCGCGTAACTTCGTGACGGTCGCGGAGCTGACCGACAAGGGTCAGGCGGGCAAATGGCAGGCGGGGGACATGGTAGCCCGGGGCATGTCCAGGGAGCACGTCGTGAAGGCGCTCAAGATGCTCAAATGGGTGACTTTGCCGCAACAGATCGTGGATGGAGATGACAGGCCTCGGGTCTGGACGCGCGCGGGAAACGCGGCCCTGGCGGGGCAGCTCACGACCCGTGCTTTGAAGGATCAACTGGTCGCGGATCGGGGTAAATCCAACATTCCCGAGTTCGACTAAGTCATTGAAACATCACTCACAGCACTTTGGCTCGTGCTGTGCAGTTGCTGTGCAGATTGCCTTTTGATATGTTGCATATGCGAAGGACGAGATGCACAGCATCACAGCGCGCTCACAGTATGGTGTGAAGTGAAAGTTGCCGGCGCCATCTCCATGTTTCTATTGTTTACACAGCATCACAGTGATTCAAGGGAGTTACATAAACAACAAGGAAAGAGGGGAAAAGAGGGATATGCTGCGAAAATGAACAAGGAGTAATGAAAGTATGGTAATATAGGAGGGGGGAAAAGAGAGGAAAGAGCGTATGTGGGACAATATGTGTTTTTGCTGTGAAGGTGTGCAGAATGGTGCAAGATCGAAATATCTTTGTCGGGGTCGATCCGGGTGTGAACGGGGCTCTGGCCTCGATCTACATGACCCCTGAAATGAGCGCGCCCCGGCTTTTCGCAGCCGTCGACCTCAATGGGTTGGATGGGCTGGACATGCCGCGCACCGAGGTCGCGCTCGCGAGTGTCGTGGAGCAGCTGGAACAGGCGGGCGACATCATCGTGGAGCGGCAGCAGGCGTCTCCGCAGATGGGCCGGAGCAGTGCGTTCACGCTGGGATTCCGCGCGGGAATGATCAACGGACTGCTGCTGGGCCTGGGGCGCGTGGCGTTTCATGTGTGGCCCGTGACATGGCGCACCGCGTTCGGCCTTGGCGGGGGTGTCGAAGGCAAAGCCGCCAGCATGGCGATGGCGCGTGAACTGGTGGGGCCGGAGGCCTCGGCGATGATGCTGACGAGCCGCGAGGCGGGGGTGGCGCTGGACCGGCATGACGTGGCGGATGCCGTGCTGCTGGCGTGGTGGGGTTATCGTCAGACGGTGGATGACGGAGATGACACGTGGTGATGCTGAAAGAGCGCGAGCGGCTGTTCTGCGAGGGGATCGCCAGAGGGCTCAGTCCGAGCAAGGCCGCGAAGGAAGCGGGCTACAAGGGGAACAGCGCCGGGGGAAAGCTGATGCTGCGCGAGGCGGTCGTTCAGCGGATCGCGGAGCTGAACGAGGCGGTGGAGACGCTGCGCGCGTCCGAGGTGGCGCGGGCGATCGTGCCCACCAGGGACTGGGTGATGCGAGAGCTGATCGAGAACGTTACCGAGAGCAAGGCGGCGCGGGATCGGTCGAATGTGTATCGGGGGTTGGAGCTGGTGGGGCGGGAGCTGGGGATGTTCGTTATGCGGACGATGGAAGTCAGTTCACCTTTGCAACAAATGCCCGCTCAGCGCCTGCGTGCGCTGTTGCGGCTGATCGACAGCGCGCTGACTCCGGAGCTGACGATCGAGGCCGAGGCAACGACGATCGAGGCGAGCGACGAAGCATGGTAGTTCATTACAATACCACGCATGTCTTGCGTTATACCGCCGGCGGCTGTAGCAACTAACGCTCATACAGAACCATGCGATGTGTTCAATCGACCGTTTGATCAGTATCCCGACTCCCTGATTGAACGCGTGGTCTACCTGTGGTTGCATGCACTCGCTCAATGGTTGCACCAACTGATGGTTGCATTCGCTCTACCCGGGGTTGCGTTTGACCCCCCGGGGGCGGCTTTGGAGGGGGGCGGCCTGTGAAAAGAGGACCCACCCCTCCCACCGGACTCTCCCCAGGAACCCCCTCCGGTGATCTGGAGAGAGGCGGGCCACCGGACTCTCCCCAGGAACCCCCTCCGGTGAGCTGGAGAGAGGCGGGCCACCGGACTCTCCCCAGGAACCCCCTCCGGTGAGCTGGAGAGAGGCGGAGAGCCCCTCCACCCTCGCCCCGCTCTCACCCACCACCCCAGCCCCCCGACCCGCCCAGACCCCATCCAGGCCCCGCCACGGGCCATGAAACAGGAGACCGAGCCGTGAGCATCACGATACCGCCCGAGGAGCTGGAGCCGACCTGGAGCAACGTGGGACCAATGTGCCCCGGCTGCGGCGCGAAATGGGAGACCGACGAGGCGTGGTATTTCGACCAGTGTGGGTTTGAACTGGAATGCGACGAGTGCGACCTCGTCTTTATTGTCCAGCCGAACTGTTCCTGGTCGTGGACGGCGCGGGCTTTGTCCCGGCACGGTTTCGGGAGGCCTCGCTGATGGACCCCACCCCACCCCCGGCGAACCCCATGCCCCTCATTGACGAGCGGACCCGCGCCCGCGCCCGGCGGCTGTGGGACGAACACGCCGCTCTGGTGCGTCCCGCTTACGAAGCCGGCTGGACCGGCCAGTCCGATGACTGGGAGTTCGACCACCAACCCGCCGCCGTCATCGAGCGGTTTCTGGCTTTGGCCCGGGAAGGAGACCACGTTCAGCCATGACCGGCCTTGAAGGGCGCAAGCCCGGTCCTTCAGGGCCGGGTTAGCCCGTCTTTGCAACCGATAGTCGCTGGCAGTCGAAAGGAGTTTCAGTAAGATGCAAACCATTGCGGGTCCAAACCACGATCCAGGGCTGGGCGAGCCCGAAGTTAAAGCCTGTCGAGAAGCGTTGAGACCTGTGGGGTTTGCCGGTTCGAGGTGTTCAGCCTCGGTAAAAGCCCCAGGCGAAAGCAGTGTGGGCGACAAACCCCATGGGCAGCTTCGATGAAGCAGGAAGCACCCGGGAAACTGGGAACCTCGGTCCTTCAGGGCCGAGAGCATGTCAGCTCCAATCAGCCCGACCCTGATGAGATCGAGCGTCTGCTGGACGAGCTGGCCGTGACCGTCGACAAGCTGCGATCCTGGACCGATGAATTTAACCTGATCATGCTCAAAATCACGACGGCCTTCTTCCCTCCGCCCCCCACGCGGCGGACCCGCGCGCCGCATCACCGAGGCCCCCGCCCCCGGCCTCCATCATGAGCGCCCCCCTCACCCTCGACGCCGCGCTCCGCGCCGACCCCGACGGCCTCCGCGCTCTCCGCCTCGAGGCTCGCAGGCTCCTGTCGGAACGCGCGATTGAACTATACGAGCCTTACCCAAGGCAGGCGGCGTTCCACGCGTTCGGCAAGACCCACCGAGAACGTTTACTACTCGCATCAAATCAAACGGGCAAAACTTTTTGTGCCAGTGCCGAAATGAGTTATCACCTCACCGGCCTCTATCCCCCGTGGTGGCAGGGACGTGTCTTCAATGACCCCATCGCGGCCTGGGCGATCGGCGTCTCCTCCGAGCTGACCCGTGATTCCTGCCAGCGGCTGCTGTTCGGTCGCGCCGCCGCGCCCGGCACCGGCCTCGTGCCACGTCGTCTCGTGGTCGATACGACCGCCTCTCGCGGCGTCTCCGATGGTTATGATACCGTATCCGTCCGTCATGTCACCGGAGCGAACTCCACCATCGGCTTCAAATCATATCAGCAGGACCGGGCCAAGTTGCAGGCGGAAACCCTTGACGTGGTCTGGCTCGATGAAGAGCCGCCCTATGACATCTACAGCGAGGCCGTCACCCGCACCAACGCCAGCAACGGCATGATCATGCTCACCTTCACTCCCTTGGAAGGCATGAGCGAAGTCGTCCGCCTGTTCTACCCGCGCCCGGCCACCAATGACCGCGTGCTCGTGCAGATGACGATCGATGACGCCGCCCATTTCTCACCGGAACAACGTAAACGGATCGTATCGTTTTATAAACCACATGAGCGCGAGGCGCGCACGCGCGGCATTCCGCAACTCGGCTCCGGCAAGGTTTTCGCCGTGCCCGAGGACGCCTTCGTGATCGACGCCTTCGCCACCCCCCGGCACTGGCCCACCCTGATCGGCATCGACCTCGGCTACGACCACCCGTTCGGCGCCGTCAGGATCGCGCATGACCGCGAAGCGGACGCCGTCTACGTCACGCACGCCCTCAGCGTCACCCAGCACACCGTCGCGCAGCACGCCCAGATCCTCAAAGGCTGGGGCCCTTCCACCCCCGTGGCGTGGCCGCACGACGCGGCCTCCCATGACCGGACATCGGGCGAGCCGATCGCCGAGTTATACCGCCGCCAGGGCCTCAAAATGCTGTTCGAGCACGCCACCTTCGCCGAGGGCGGCTTCGGCATCGAGGCGTCCATCGCCGACATGGTCGACCGGCTGGAATCAGGCCGCCTCCGCGTCTTCTCGCACCTCAACGACCTTCTGGAAGAGTTTCGCAACTATCACCGCAAGGACGGGCGCCCGGTGAAGGAGCACGACGACGTCATATCAGCACTTCGTTACGCCCTCATGATGCTGCGCTTCGCGCGGACGCCTTCCGCCGCCTCGGGCGGCCCGCTTAAACGCAAGTTGAGGATTGTTTGATGCGTGATCGCGCGAAACCACCCGAACGCCTCGGCGATGCGCCGATCCAGGCGGAATACCACGCGAAGATGATCGCGCTCGCGGGTGCGATCGATGAATTGTTCAACGGCGACGTCAAAGGCCCCGGCGGGGAGCATGGCTTCGTGCTGCTGGTATTCCCCTTCGGTGACGCGCCCGGTGGGCGCGCCAACTTCATCAGCAACGGCGCCGACCGCCGCGACCTTGTTGCCCTGTTCCGCGAGATGATCGCCCGCTTCGAGGGTCAGCCGGAGCCGCCCACGGGGCATGCGTGATGAGGGTTGACACAATGTCACCCTGGCCCCATATGGGTTGAACGGCCAGGGCATCCCGCCTGGGCCGGACCCAACCAAGGACCGCCCAACCAAGGACCGCCCGATGAAGACCTACGAAATCACCCAGGCCCAGGAGCCCACTCGTCGCCCCTGGAATGTCAGCGTGGATCGCCAGATGGCGGCGAGCTTTGAGACGCGGAAAGAGGCGAAGGCCTGGATCGCCTCCGCGCGTCACGCGGAGAAGCTGCTCGACGATTTCAATTACGTCGGCTCGCGCCACCACTACTGACCGAAACGACCGAGGCCGGGCGCGCCAACGCCCGGCCCCGGCGACCATACCCGAACCCAACACAAGGAACCTACCACCATGCCCCTCGTCGTCCAACCCGGCCACATCGTCGCCACGCCCGGCGCCATCGAGGCCGTCACCCCGGAGCGCATGTCCCGCTGCCTCCGTCGCCATCTCAGCGGCGACTGGGGCTGTGTCCCCGACGAAGACAAAGCCCTCAACGACGCGGCGATGACGCACCACCACCGCGTCGTGTCGGCCTACCCGATCGACCCCGACCAGCCCTCACACGGCTACGGCGCGAATACGTTGTGGATCATCACCGATCGCGGCTGGGAGACCACCACGTTTCTGCTGCCGGAGGAGTATTGAGCCATGGGATCCTTTCTTCTGGTCATGGTCGTCCTCTACATCTTCATTGCTTACGTTTTCTCGGACTGAGCATGACCCCCGCCGACTTCCGCGCGGCTCTCACCACCCTGCGCTGGAGCCAGCGCACCCTCGCGGAGGCGCTGGGCGTCAGCCACAACACCGTGCACCGCTACGCCAACGGGGATCGCCAGATCCCCGCCGACGTCGCCCAGTGGCTCGCTGGCCTGGCGCGTGAGGCCCGCCGCAGGCCCGCCCCGCGCCGGCCCCCTTACGACCCGACCAACCCGAACCCCAGGACCTGATGATGTGGCTCCCCAACAGCCTGCTCGACGAAGCGCGCGCCCTCGAGGCGCGCGTTTTTTATCTGTCTTACGCCGCCTGTCGCAGATGGGCCGAGAACCGCGACAAAGGCCAACCCCTGGTCTTCTCCGGCTGGTATTGGGCTACGCCCAAACGCGAGGCCGGGCCTTTCAAGTCTGCTTCCGCCGCGTGGCGTGACGCATGGTATACCCTCGGTCGTCACAAAGCGCCGCTCATGACCGCGCACAACGATGATTTCGAGCGCGAAATGGCCAAACAGCGGGCCACCCAGGCCGTGAAGCGCAAACGCCGGCCCGCCGCCACACAACCGGCGGCGCTGCACTGATGACCACCATGCGATTCCACCCCGAGCTGGAGCCCGCCGCGAAGCGCCTGCGCGAGGCGATGGCGGCCAAGAGCATCACCGCCAAGGGTCTCGCGGAGGCGATCGGCGTCTCCGGCAATACGATCACCAACCGGGCGCGGGCCAGATCCGGTGTCACCTCCCGGGACGCCCAGGCGATGGCCGTGGTCCTCGGCTGCGCCTGGGAGCCGTTGGTCTCAACGCCCAACCGCGCGGCCTACGGCGACAAGGCGAAGGCCGCGCCGAAGAAGAAGGCCGCGCCGAAGAAGAAGGCCGCGCCGAAGAAGAAGGCCGCGCCGAAGAAGAAGATGGGCCGCCCCAAGGGCGGCAAGAACCGCCCACGCGCGCCCGGGCCCGCCAGCAGGGCGCTCGCCCTGCATCAGGCCGCGCAGCCCCTCCAGGCCGCTCCAGCCCCCCTCCAGGCGCCCCCCAGGGCCGTCCCCGTCCTGGTCTTCGAGCTGCACTCCGACGGCACCAGCAACATCGCCCTCAAGGCCTCCTTCCCCGCTGATCGCGGCGCGGCCCTGCTGCGCCAGCTGCTGGATTTCGGGCTGACCGCCAGCGCCTGACCCGTTGGACAGGCGCTGAGCGCCTGTCCAACATTTCCGGTTTGTCCTCGCCTCCACAACCCACGCTTGCAAACCCGCGCTTTCTGCCGTATTTGCCCAGAGTGCAACTTTTGCACTGGCCTCTCACGGCATGGCACGTTCGGCGAAACCCCGCCGCGATAAGCTCGACGACGACGAGATCGTCGCCATCCTGCGTGCCTATAAGCAGGACGCCGCCAGCTACGCCGACGACACGCTGGCGCCTGATCGTGAGCGCGCTTTCGCCTATTACGAGGGTCTGGTCCTCAACGATGACAATACGCCTGAGCAACGAGATCCCGGGCGCTCCGCGACCGTCGTGCGTGAGGTCGCGGACATCATTCACACAATGCTGCCGGGCATTATTCGCATCTTCGCGGGTGGCGAACGCGTGGTTGATTACGAGCCCAGATCCCAGGAGGACGAGGACGCGGCGAAGCAGGCGACCGAGTATGTCAGCTACCTCCTGAACGCCGACGGCAACAACTGGTTCTCGACCCTTTACGACGCCGTCCACGATGCCCTCCTGAAGAAGATCGGCATCATCAAATGGTGGTTCGAGGAGACCACATCCGTCGAAGAGTTCGACTACACGGGTTTGACGCTGCTGCAATTTTTGCAGCTGTCGTCTGATCCCGAGATCGAGGTGCTGCATCAGGCCGTCCAGGCGACGAAGCCGGGTGTCGTCCAGGCCGACGACGCCGAGGAACCGCCCGAACAGCCCGAACCCTCTGAACCCCCCGAACCGCCGGACCCCGGGGAGGGCGTCCCCCTGGCGTCTTCTCCCCCCGGCGTGGGACCTCCGCCGGACCCGCCCTCCGGCGGAGGTCCGGCTCCCCCGATTCCCCCACCCGGCGTCGTTCCAGGTTTGCCACCCCCTGGCGCCGGTCCCGGCATGCCGCCTCCCGTTTCCTCCGCCGGCGGCATGTCGGGGCTCCCTGGAATGTTCGATCCCGGGCCGCAGCCGCTCATCGACTGCGAGGTCAGGCGCGAGCGGATCAAACGCATCCTTCGCGTGCAGGCCGTGCCGCCGGAGGAGTTTCTCATCTCCAGGGAGGCGAGGACTGTCGTTCTGTCGCGCTACGTCGCGCACCGGACCAACCCGACCGTGTCCGAGTTGATCGCCCTCGGCTACGACCGCGAGCTGGTCGAGGAGCACGCGAGTCCCGATCCCGCCGGGCGCAATTCGGTCAGCTCCAACGAGGCAAGGCAGCGCAATCCCGGCCTGCGTGGCGGTGATTACGACGGCGGCCCCGACATCTCTACGTGGCGCGTGCCTTACTGCGAGGCCTGGGCGCGTATCGACGTCGATGGCGACGGCATCGCCGAATTGCATCGTATTTGCACGGTCGGCGAGAATGGCGAGGAGATCGTCTCCGATGAGATCGATTATGACGCGCCGTTCGCCCTCTTAAGCGCCGTCCGTCTGCCGCACGCGGCGATCGGCTACTCGATCGCCGATCAGACGATCGACCTGCAGGACATCAAAACCAGTGTCCTCCGCAGCATCCTCGACAGTTTAGCACAATCGATCTTCCCCCGCACCGCCGTTGTTGAAAATGCCGTCACGATGGATGACGTTTTGAATAACGAGGTCGGCGCCGTCATCCGCATGCAGGCGCCGGGCATGGTGCAGCCGCTGTCCGAACCCTTCATCGGTCAGGCTGCCCTCGGCGTCATGAACTATCTGGACGAGATGCGCGCGCAACGCACCGGCATCAGCCGCCAGTCTCAGGGCCTCGACGCCAACGTTCTCCAGTCGACTACCAAATCCGCTGTGTCCGCCTCGGTTGAAGCACAGCAGGACCGCGTCGAGCTGATCGCGCGCACCTTCGCCGAGATCGGCGTCAAGGACGTTTTCAAAGGTCTTTTGCGCTACATCATCCGGCATCAGGACAAACCGCGCACGGTGCGCCTGCGTAACCAATGGGTAAGCGTCGACCCGCGCTTCTGGGACGCTGACATGGATGTCAGCGTCAACGTCGGACTGGGGCGCGGCACCGACGACCAGCGCATGGCGTTCCTTCAGACGATCGGTGCGAAACAGGAACAAGTGCTGCAAATGCTTGGGCCGGACAACGCTCTCGTGAGCATTGGTCAGCTGCGCGAGACCTACGCCGAGATGTTGAGTATCGCGGGATTTAAGAACCCCGATCGGTTCTTCAAGGTCGTTACGCCTGGGCAAGAACAACAGCTCAGCCAGCAGATGGCACAGAACAAGCCACCCGATCCGAATCAGCTCCTCGCCCAGGTCGAGGGCGAGAAGACCAAGGCGAAATTCCAGACCGACCAGAGCCAGCAGCAGCTCGACATGGCCAAGGCGAAATCGGATGACGATTTCCGCAGGGACCAGCTCGACGCCGATACCCTGCTGCGCGCCGCCGAGATCCAGGCGAAATACGGCACCCAGGTCAATATCCAGCAGATTCAGGCCGCCCTCGAGCGCGACCGGCAGGCGCTCACGCAGAGCCACGAGCTGCAACTCAGCCGGGAGCAGCAGATCGCCGCCGCCGTCCAACAGCGGGCTGATCAGGTGCACCAGGTCGCCCAACAGGCCGCCACTCTCGGCACCAACCGCGACATCGCGACCCAGAGGGCGAACACGCAGATCCGCACCGGCCTGATCCGCGAGGCCCTGCGGGCGCCGCCGATCGGCGCGGGCGTCAATGGCGCCCCTCAGCCCGGCAACGGCGCCGCCGCGCCTGACGGAGGGCTGTGATGGCGGATGCCTTTCCGGCCCTGCTCTACCCTGACGACGACCTCCCGCCCTGGCTGCGCCAGGACCCCCAGGCGGCGGCCCTGCTGGATACGTTGCGCCAGGGAGACAACCGGCCCGTGGCGCCGATCTGGGATCCGAACAACCCCGTGGGCACCGAGACGATTCAGTCGATGGGGATGCCCGCCGCGACCTCCCATGGCGGCCCGATCAGCGAGTTCGTCAACCCTTCCACCGGGCAACTGACCGCCCGAGGTCAGGCGCGGATGGATGACAACCCGGCGCTGGGCTTCGACACGGGCGGCATCGCCGGGATGACCAGGGCCGCGCGCGGGGTGCGTGCCGCCGCGCGTCTTGTGCCCGAGGTGCCGGAGTTTTCCGCTGACGCCGCGCCCTACATCCGAGAGGGCGCGCCGGTCGCCGTAGTGCCGCCGCCCCCGGCTGTCATCCCCGAGCTGGGCCTCCTCGGCCCGGGGCAACTCTACGATCCCGCCCTCGGCGCCCAGGCGCGCGCCGGGGCCACGCAGGGCATGACGGCGGAGGAGTATGCCGCGCGCAACGCCGCCCGGCGCGGCCTCATGGACGACAACATCGCCAGCCTGAACAAGATCGGCACGGGAGAGCGCGGCAACGCGTCCCTGCCCGATCTACGCGCCATGACGCCGGAGGACGCCGCCAACGCCGCGCGCGGCGATCCACATCTGGCGTTCAAACGTCCTGACGGGAACTACGTGGGTGCGCCGGTCGGCACGACATCGCCGGAGGATGTCCAGCGCCTGCGCGATGCCTTCGACGCACAGGTGGCGCGCGGCGTGGGCGGCAGCAACTGGTATGGCCGCGTCCAGAAATACATCGGCGAACTGAGCGGCGGTGACCCGGTCAAGGCGCGTCAGATCGCCGAGGTCTGGGCCAAGATGAGCGCGCAGGCGGATCCCGGAACCAATACTGGTTTCGCGCTTCAGGCGGTCAACCGCTACCTCCGTGAGGGCCTTGGGGGTGACCCTGGCATCGTGCGAACCGGCGAGGCCGCGAGGGCCTTCTGGGACGCCAGGAGAGCCCAGGACGCGTTCCTGGCGCGGCAGAACCCCCTCCGCAACTCAATCCCAGGGACGGACGAGGCCCTCGACACGGGCCTGCTGCCGGGTATGCGCCAGGGCAAGAAGACGGCGATCTATGAGCAGCACATGGATCCGACCGCGCGCGCCGGGTCCACCGGAACGAATGACATCTGGCATGGCCGGGCTTTTGGGTTCGTCGATCCGAAAACCGGTCAGGAATGGGACAAGGCGTTCGGCCCGGCTTCGCACAACTGGCTCGACTATGAAACGATGCAGGCGCTCAACCGCGCCAACGATGCTGGTCTGGGCGGCAGAACCGACTGGAAGCCGGGGGAGATTCAGGCGGCGCCGTGGGTCTCCGGCAAATCCGAGAGCCTGCAACGCCGCTACGGTGTCGACGCAGCCGAGGGCGATCGCCGGGCGAACGCGACTTATCCCGACTATGCCCACTGGTATACCGCCGACATGCCGCACGAACAGGTGCCGGGCGGCTCCACCGGCCTGACCACGGGCAGCATGACGCCGGAGCAGTGGCAGGCCGCCGCGCGCCGGGTGAACCCGGGCGGCCTCGATCCGCAGCTCGAGCATCTCGGGTTTTTCAACCGCGCGACGACGCCCGGCACGGGCGCCTGGGTCGAGGGCAAGACCGGCCTGCTTGAGACCAACCCCGTCGATGTGTCGCGTCCGCAGATCGACACCATGACGGACGCCAACGACAAAAGGGTGTTTCACCAGGGGACGATGGCTGCCCTCGAGAGCGCCGCCGCCGTGCGCGGCCTCAGCGACATGCAGATCGGCAACCCCGTCACGATGATGGATCGGCGCGCGCCCAGCTCGCAGCGGACCTCGGTGACGATCGACCTGGGGCGAGGTCTGCTGGCTGACGAAGCCATGCGCCTGCACGCCCTCGGCAAGGAATACAACCTCGACCTCGGCAACAGTGGCACGGGCGCGCATCTCCTGAATTTTGATGACGCCGCCAAGGGCCGTGATGTCCAGAAGACGTTGGACGAAGGCCTCGCGATGAAGATCCGCGCGATCGTGCCTGCCGCCCAGATCGGTCGTGCATCGCAGGACCCCACCAGCAAATACGTCAACTACAACACGCGATTGCGCGCGGCCAATGAGGGCAAGGGCATCGCCACGCGTTACATGGATAAGATCCTGCAACGCAATGAAAAGGCCGCGCCCGGGTTTTACCAGGGCCTGCTTGACGATCCCAACGAGGCCGCCAAGGCGCAGCAGAACCTCGAGCGCCTGCGGGCTTCGGGGCAGATCGGTGTCCGACCGGACTACGAGAGGTGGCAGCGCCTGATCGCAGAGGGGCGTCTCAGGCAGGCGCTCGAGTGGGCTCGAGCAAATGGCTACCAAGGATTGCCGGCGGCAGCAGGCGGTGTGGGACTAAGCGCCGGGCTGCTGGGTGGAGACGATTCCACTGGACCGGGGTCATGACGATGTCGGCCCAGATCTCCACGCCGCGCACGCGTCTCTGTTTTTTGTCCCACCACGCCAGACGCATGGATGGCCGATCGGCGAAAACCAACGAGCCAATGATCAGCTCCGGCAGGCCGCGCTGTTCCTGGATTTCGTTCATGTTGTGGAAGGCGTGGAACCCGCCTCCCACGGTGTCGGGGATGTCGGGGAAATCCGGGTCGCGCCACGCGGGCGGTTTCCGTCTGACGCGGCGAATATGCACGGCTGACTCCTTGCTCAAATCGTTGCGCTTAATAGCACGGTCACGGGGGTTGGCGCCATGATTCCCTCGCATGCCTCCCGTGACCCCTCGATCGCCCTGCGCGCGGCCACCGAGGCCGCCGTGGCGGCTCAGACCACGCTGGAAGACCCGGGCTTGCGGGCGGCGTTCACCCGGCTCCAGGCGCACTACGGCGACCTGATGCGCCGCCTGCCCCCCGAGGACCGGGACGGGCGCGAGGGCGCCTACCTGATGCTGCGCGCGCTGGACGCGCTGGCGACCGACCTCGCCCGCGCGATCAGTGGTGCCGCGATCGAACGGCATAATCATCGTTCTGTGCTCAGAACGGTTGGAGAGACCAATTCATGAGTGGCACGCAGCAGCAAACGGGCAGCCCCGCGCCGACACGCGCGGGATCCACGCTGGAAGAGGCGGCGGCCAGCATTGGTGCGATTCTGGACCGGGATTCCGGCAGCCCAGACGTTCCGGGGCGGCAACCAGTGCCACGTCGCGAGCCTCCGTCTCGGACGGAGACAGCGGCGCCGCCCGACGATGCTGAGACCGGCCCACGCGAGACGCTGGCCGAGACGGATGATGGCGAGATCGACGACGTGATCCTGCCTGACGACGCCGAGGAAGAGGGGCCGGACGAGGCGACCGACGAAGCCGAGGACACTGAAGAGACCGAACCCAAGGCGCGCATGCTCACCGTCAAACTCGACGGCAGGAACGTGCAGCTACCCGAGCAGGAGGTCATCGACGGTTACCTGAGGACGTCGGACTACTCCAGGAAGACCATGGCCCACGCCGAGGAGCGAAAGGCGCTCGCGGTGGAGGCATATGCTCTTCGAACGGAGCGCGCTCAATACGCCGAGCTGCTGCCACGCCTGCAAGAACAATATCGGGCATTCACGGAGATCGTTCCTGAACCCGATCCAAATCTGTTGCAGACGGACCCGGTGGAATATATGCGCCAACGCGCTTACCGGGACGACCTCGATCGGAAACAGCAGGCGGCGGCGCAGGAGATGCACCGCCTCCAGCAGTTGTCGGAGGTCGAGCAGAAGCGCGAGCGCATGGCTTTGTTGATCCGCGAGCGGGAACTCATCAAGGAGCGAGTCCCCGCCTGGGCGGACGACAACCGATGGAAACAAGTGGCCACGACGGCGCGCAACTACGCCGCCGAGCTTGGTTACACCGAGGAGCAGATCCGCGAGGTGACTGATCACAGAGCCGTAATGGTCCTGTGGCAGGCCGCGCGTTATGCCCAGTTGGCCAAACAAGGCAAGGCGGTTCCGAACCCGCCGCGCCGCGAAGCCAGCCCATCGCCGGAGCCGGGCCCGCATCCGACCCGTCGCCGCTTGTCGGCGCATACGATCAATAAACAGCGTCTCGCGAAATCGCATTCCGTCGCCGACGCGGCGGCGGTCATCCGTGGCCTCCTCTGATGGAGCGAGCAAATGCCTAAAGTTACGAATGCGTTCACAACCTTTCAGGCGAAAGGCAACCGCGAAGATCTCGCGGACGCGATCTTTAATATCGACCCCGTGGACACTGTCTTCCTGTCAATGTCCGACACCCGCTCGATCAGTAACGTCATGTTCGACTGGCAGACTGAGAAACTGCCAGCCGTCAACGCCAACAACGCGCAAATCGAGGGCTTTGTGCTGAGCCGCGCGCCGGCTACACCGACCGTGCGAATCAACAACGTGGCGCAGATCTCGGAACGGGACGCGACCGTCTCAGGCACGCAGGAGGCCGCCGACGCGGCGGGCAAGTCTGGTGAGATGAGCCACCAGATGGCGCTCTCCGGTAAAGCCCTCAAGCGCGATATGGAAACGATCTTGCTGTCCGGCCACCCCTACGGCGCGGGCGTCGACGACACCACGGGGCGCACCACGCGCGGCCTCGAGCACTGGATCACCACCCACGCCAGCTACGGCGCGACAGGGGCCAATCCCGTGTCGCCCACGGCGCCGATCACACCCGGCACGGCGCGCGCGTTCACCGAGGCGTTGCTCGCCGACACCATTCAAGGGACCTACGACGGCGGCGGTGAACCCGATCACCTCCTGATGGGCTCTTACATCAAACGGGTGTTCTCGACGTTCACAGGTCGTCACGACAGCCGCCGCACCGTCGACACTGACGAAATCGTCGCGGCGGTTGACTTCTACGTCAGCGACTTTGGCGAAATGAAGGCCTATCCGTCGCGATGGATCACCCCGTCGACGGTAATTGGCTGGGACCCCAACTTCACCAAAGTCGCCTACTACCGCAAAATGGACCGGATCGATATCGGCACGATCGGTGACGCGACCACCAAATTGATCCTGTCCGAGTATGGGTTGCAATGCAGCAACGAGGCGGCGCACTTCAAGATCGCCGACCTGATCACGTCAGGTCCGATCGCTCTGCCGACTCAGTTCAGCAATGAGCCGCGCATCATCGGTGGTTTGCATGGCCCGGCGGCGGCGGCACCCACGGCGCCGGTTCCACCGACACCCATGGCGGCGGAGCCGGGCACCGCTCCGGGCACCCTGACGCTCTCACCCGGGGCCAACCCCTCGGAGGTGCACGCCAAGGCTGCCAGCGGCGTCAAGGGCTCCGTGGTGTGGGGCGACGGCTCCTCCGATGGCAAGGCCAGCCACTCCGGCGTCAGACATACGTTTGAGAACCCCGGAGACTATGTCGTGCGTCTGGTCGACGAGAACGGGATCCTCCTCGACCAACAGTCGTTCCACGTGCCGATCTAACCAAGGAGGCGGCGGGCGAGAGCCCGCCGCGCGCTTATGTCGTTCAGGGCTTTGTTTGATCGTTCCGGTGGTGTCATGCGCTGGGTGTCCGTCACACCCGGTGACGACGCCGTGGTCGTGCATGACGTGCAGGAGGTTGGCGACGTCCTGCGCGCCAACGCGCGGGACGCGGACGTCGACCAGAGCGGGCGGCACTTTCGCCTCGCCGCGAGGATCCCGCTGGCGATCATCGAAAAGGCACGCGCCGAGGGCTGGGTGCATGACCGGAATAAATGGGCCGCCTGGTTAAATGATCCTGAAAACCGGGCGTTCAGAGTGTGGCCGGGAAGAATCTGATGGCACTTAATGATTACAATGACCTTCTGGTTTCGGTTCCGCGCTGGCTCAATAAGCGCAACCTCGACGGCATGGCTGGCGATTTCATCAAGCTCACTGAAAGCGACCTTCAGTCGAAGCTCCGCACGCGCGAGATGCAGACGACGGTGGACGCGCCGGTCAGCTGCGCCTCGGTCAACCTCCCGATCGACTGGCTCGACGCCACGCGGTTGTGGATGGACGGCGCCATACGTTCGCTTGATTACTGCACCGTTGACGCACTGGAAGAGATCCGCGCGCAAGGCTGCCCGGGCGCCGGACCCACGCATTTCAGCTGGACCGACAGCACGATCGAACTGGCGCCCGTTCCGGCATCCGAATTGATTCTGCACATGGCCTATTATCGCAGGATCCCCACGCTGAGCGTGGCCGCGCCTACCAACTGGCTGACCACGCGTGACATCGGTTGCTACCTCTACGGCGCCCTCGTGCGCGCCTCGCCCTACCTCCTGGACGACAGCCGCGTGGCGACGTGGACCGCTGAATACAACAGCCGTGTGGCCGCGTTGAACGTCTCATCCCAGGTCGCCTTGCACAGTGGCGCGCCGCTGAAACGACGCATCAGGGGCTACGGGCGCGGCGTCGATCCACGACCCTGGAGCGCCACCGCCGGAGGACAATATTCATGAGTGGCACGCCACCTGTTTACGTCTACGGCGCGTTCTCGGACTACCTCGAGACGGCGCTACTGGCGCATGCGTTTCTGGGCACCGTCTGGACGCCCCCGGCGGGGCTGTGGGTGGCACTCTACGCGGTCAATGCCTCGGACACCGGCCCCGCCGCCGAGCCGCCCAGCGCGGCTGGCTACGCCCGCGTGCCGGTCACCTTCGCGGCGGGCACCCCGGGGACGGACGGCAGCTCGACCGTCTGGAACAGCGCGGTCGTGCAATTCGCCACCGCGACCGCTCTCTGGGGTCAGGTCGTCTCCTGCGGCATTCACGACGCCGTCAGCGCGGGCAACATGCTGGCGCAAGGACCGCTCTCCTCGATCAAGGTGATTGATATTGGGGACGCGGTGCGCTTCTCCGCCAACCAGCTCGTTATCGGCCTGCAATGACATACCGCCCGCGCCCCTACGGCCTCGGTGCCTACGGTGACGACCTCTACTCGCAGTATCGTCAGCCGGACCTCGCCCCGGCGTGGCTGCTGGCGCGATCGGGGAGCAGCGGCCCGGCGGTGTTGCTGCGCGACAGGGCGGGGGCCTGCAACCTCCAGGCCCGGTCGGGCGCCCGGGCGGTCCTGAATGAGGACGCCGTGGCGCGCGTCGGTGTCCTGGCGGGCCGTAGTGGGTCGACGATGAATGCCCGACTCTACTGGGAACCAAATCCAGCCTGCGACACCACCTGGGTGGCGCGGCCTCCGCCGCCTTACGTCTGCCCCGAGCTGGAGACCGCCGATGGCTGACAGCTTTACCAGCGTGCTGAACCTCTGCAAGCCGGAGATCGATCAGTCAGCCCAGACCTGGGGGCAGAAGCTCAACGCGGACCTGGATCTTTTGGACCAGTTCGCCGGGACAACGAATAACGCCATTGGTAGCGTCGCCGCGCAGATCGCGGCTGCGATCACTCAGGCACTCCCGGGTGGCGTTATCATGGCGTGGGCGGGTAACTACAATGCCGTGCCCTCGGGCTGGCTGTTGTGCGACGGCACCAACGGCACGCCGAACCTTACCGACCGTTTCATCCTCGGCAACACTGGGACGCGCGCCAACTGGGAGACCGGTGGGCAGTTTCAGGTGTCGCCTGAAACCGACTTTCAGGGTGATCACAATCATTACGGTTACGTGAGCGATACCGCGATCACCGTAGCCCAGATGCCGTATCACCGACATGGCGGCAACACCGACGCGCAGGGCAATCACACGCACACCTATAGTGCTTTCATTGGCGGCGGCGGCGGGTCCATTGGCGCGGGAGTCACCCCGGCACAGCAGGCGTCCCCGGAGACCGGCGTGGCGGGAAACCACGCGCATAATGTCGTGACTGATTTCCAGGGCGGCAATGGCGCGCACAATCATGTGATTTACACGCAGGGCGCTCATCAACACAACGTAACGGTCTCCACTACCCCGCCTTACCTGTCGCTTTGTTACATCATGAGGGCCTGACCGATGCCGGCGACAACTCCCAGACTGGGCCTGTTGAAACCCACTGACGGCGCGGACTTCGATGTCTGGGGAGCGATGCTGAATCGCAACTTTGACATCCTCGACACGGTCTCCCCGATGGCGATCGGAGACGCGTCGCCCAGCTCCGTCCCCGGTGGCGCGCTCTGGTTCGATAGCGTGGGTCTGCAACTTTACGTGCGCTACGCCGACGCTGACAGCCAACAGTGGGTGCCCGCGACCAACGTGGCGGCGATCAGCGCGGATATGCCGTTCCTGCCGTTGAGCGGTGGCGCGGACACCGTCATCGGCATTGTCGTCCCCGTTGGCGGTTCCATTCAGGCGGCAATCGACGCGCTGCCATCGACTGGCGGCATGGTCAGCTTGTTACCGAATATAGCCTACACTCTGACCGCTGGTGTTTCGACAACGAAACCGAACGTCACATTGACCGCGCCAGGGTGGGGCACGGTCATTCAACGCGCGGCGTCTTTCACAACGGGTGTCCTGGTCAGTCTTGGCGGCGCCGGAAGCACGATCGAGAACGTAACGATCGACGGCAACAATGTCGTGCCATCCAACTACTCCGGCTTTTCCGAGGTAGCGGTGGGTGGAGCCAACTGCACCGTGCGGAACTGTCAGATCATCAACAGTCGCGGCACGGTCAACCTGACATTGGGCGGTGATAACTCCAAAGCGTTGTTCAATACGATCACCGCGCCCGGTGTTAATCTCGGTTTGGAAACGGGATATGGCATCTGGGCGATAACTGGCGCCACCGTGTTGATCGAAGGCAACACGATCACTGGAACCTGCATCGATGGTATCGGTTTTGACGGGCCTGGGTCGCGGGTGGTCAACAATCGTGTGTCTGGGTGCCACTGTTACGTCGCCAACTCGGGCGGACAGATCGTTTATTACAGCACCAACGGCACGCGCATGGCGCTGATTGAGGGAAACCACATCGGCCCCGGTGGCCCGGCCGCGAACGGCTTTGAGATATCGGGGCAGCATTGTCTGCTGGTTGGAAACACCGTGGATGGTGTCGCTGGATACGGTGTGCATCTCGCACCGAACACGGGTGTCGTGTCGATAGTGGACGGAATAATTCGGAATTGTGGGTCAGCCGGCCCCGGCCTCATCGATGGCATCCTGATCGAGGCCAACGTGAGCGACGTCGTGATCCAGGGCATGCGGATCACCGATACGCAGACCACGCCGACGATGCGGGATGCGATTCATGTGAACGCGGGAACCGGCGGCCGGTTCTTGTTCACCGACAACGTGTTGGCGCCAAACGGACATGCCGCGATATCCGACGAGGGGACCGGCACCGGTCGGGTCATAACCAACAACACGGGCTTAGACGATATTCTGGCGGTCGTGCCAATCGGCGGGACGATTACCCTGCCAGCAAATCCGTCGATTGTCATGAGCGGTAACGGGACCGTGACCGCTATCACGGGCGTGTTATGGGAAGGAAGGCAGCTGACAATGTATGGAGCGGGCGCGACTGTGACGTTCCAGGCGAGCGCTACCATTGGAAACACGGTTACCTGCATGCCGGAGGTGCCTCATTTGGCGCTTTGGGTGGGTGGTAAACTGCATATCGGTAACTGAGATGGCGTATCACCGCGCCGTTCCGTCAGTCGCCGCTTCAACAGCGCCAGCGCGGCGGCCATCTCTTTCCGTGCCGCGTCGGCGAACGCGGCGTCGAGAATATTCTTTGGGTGCATTTCCGTCTCCACATGAGCGCATGATATGAGCATCACCATCGAACGCAACTTGCCGCTCGCCGTTACGCTGACGGCAGAGCAATGGCAGGCCGTGATGCAAGTGTTGAGCAACGGTCCATACTCCACCGTCGCCCCTTTAATCGGTGCCATTCAGCAACAGTGTATGCGTCATCTCGCGCCGATGCCGGAGCGCGCCAACGGGGAGGATCAACCAGTTGTTTGACTTTCCGAACTCACCCGCTGTTAACAGCACTGTTCCTGGTCCGAGTGGCACTGCGTATAAGTGGGATGGTGTGAAGTGGACGATGCAGGCGACGGCCAGCGGCAGCGTGGGGCCGTTCCTGCCGTTGGCTGGCGGGACTTTAACCGGGCCGGTAAACCTCAACCACGATATCCACTTCACACCATCGACCGGTGGAACGCTTGGCCTGACCATTGTCAGCCATGTATCGGGAACGATGGGCGCTGTTGGAGCGGTAGCGCCATTCGAGCTTATCGTAGGCAGCAACAGCGTGGACAGTTCGGGAAACCCTGGTGCATCGTTCTTCGCCGCGACCATGCAGCACAACTTCGGTGGCACCAGGGGAGGGCAGGGAACACTCAGTGTCAACCTGACACAGACCTCCGATATCCTGGACACTGAAACCGTATTCGTTGGTCCAGGTAACTTTTATCTCGATATCGAATACGGCGGCAACAATATCGCCAATGCCATTGGGCTTGCCTCCGGTGTCAACTATGGCCCAGGCGCGCATGGCTGGGACGTCGAGGGCGCGGAGATCGCCGTCGCGCTGCAAGCCGGATCAACAGTTATTCAGGCCAGCGCGCTTGGTCTTATATTCAGCAATTTCACGCCATCACACGCGAGTGAGTGGGAAGCGATGCTTTCACTCACCACGCCACCCGGCAGCGTTACCGGGCTCAACACGGTGATCTCGCTTGGGCGCCGGGCTACGCAATGGCCGCTGGCGTCAAACGGCTGGATCATGACGACGTATCCGCAGAACGTGAACAACAATCCCGGGGGAACACCGTGCTGGCCACAGGCTTGTGCTGGTGGTTTTGACTTCTCGATGATTAATTTCTCCACTGCTGCGTTTCGTTCGCCAGGAGTTTCGATAGAGAATACGTCGGTGAAGGTTGGCACGGGCTATCTGGGACAGGACAACGCCGGCCTTGCCATCAATGCGACCGGATCGGTGGGCGCGGTCAGTGGGATCGCCTCTGGCGGCGCGAACTATCAGGTCAATGATCAACTGTATGATGGTCTGGGCGGTATTATTCTGGTGACTGCCGTAGGGGGCGGAGGTGCTGTTACGGCGGCACATTACATCCCCAATAGAGAACCTTACACTTTCAGTGGCGCGGGATCGCCTGTTGGAACCACGGGTGGTTCGGGGGCCGGGGCGTCTTTCAATCTGACGTGGACTATCAGAACACAGTTAAGCATTCAGGAGGCGGGCGGCCTCACGGTGTTCGGTGGTCCGGTCAATCATGACGCTGGCGCCGGGTTCTTCGACAGGGACGCACCGGCCACTAAACCAACCCTGACCGGCGCATGGGCTGGCAACACCGCTGGCAAGGCGCTGGCTACGATCCTGGCCAGTTACGGCCTCTTAACCGATAGCAGCACGGCATGAGCAGCATGACCGAACCCCCCGCCACGGCAATCACTACCGTAGTTCACACCAACGGCGGCGCCCTGGGCGCCATCGTCCGCGCCGGGGCGACCATCGCCGCCAGCCTGCCCCCGGCGTTCCTCGCGGCAAGCGACGTTGAAGACGGCGGATGATCCGCCGTCATAACTGAGGAGAATATCATGCCTTTTGTAACTGGTTTCCTACGGATAAGACGCCGTGGTCACATTGACAATTCGCTGCCGGGGTCGGGTGGCGAGGTCGACAACAGCCTGCCCGGCGTCGATGGTCCGGTTGATCCCGATTACGGCATCGAGGAAGGCCACCCCGACCAGGGGCTCCCCGGCTATGGTGGCCTGCCGCCGATGGCGGGTCATCTGCCCGCGACACAGCCTCCCGGCGTCTGGCCGCCGTTGCGGCCTTCGCACCCGATTGAGCCCGCGCCTCCGGGGACGCCGCCGGGCACCATCTGGCCGAGCCCAGGCGCGCCGGACCACACGCTGCCGACGCCTCCCGGGGTGCCGCCAAGGCCCGACAATACGCTGCCCTCCAAAACGTATTGGGTGGTCGCGGGCATTCCTGGCATTGGTTGGCGTTATGTGGCGGTCGATCCGTCTTTGAAACCGTCGCATCCGGCTGCCGGCCTGCCGGGTGCGCCGCAGCCGAAGACCTGACGCCGAAATGTCCGATGGCTCGACCGCCATTCTCGATGCTGCGAGCGGCCTTCTGGCTGCTCGCGGCGGTGGTGGCGGTCGAGCTTATCGCGACGCTCACGGCGCTCATCGGGTGTGCATGGCTCATTCTGATCCTGCGCGCGGAACCAATTGGCGCATGTGCGAAGATTGGTGATCAGGTCAGGGAGATATGGAGCGAGGTGTTAAGCGCTATTTTAGCATTATTGTTGGCGGCGCGGAACGGAAACGGCGGGTCGCCACCGTCGCCGCCATCCAAAGGACCATGACGGTATGAGCATCATCGCCACCGGTTACGAGGAATACATGGGCGAGGCCGTCGATAACGGCCAGTGCGTGCGGCTTCTGCAGGTCGTGGCACCGGGAATCGGGCACACGTCCACCTGGCGTCCCGGCGTCCTGGCGCGCGGCTCCGGCGCGCCGCGCGGGACGTGCATCGCCACGTTCACCCCGGATGGCCGTTACGGAAACCACACCGACGGCACCAGCCACGCGGCGATCCTGTTGGAGGAGCAGCCGGACGGGCTGCTGGTCTTCGACCAGTGGAAAGGCCAGCCGTGTCACGAGCGAGTGATCCGGGACAAAGGCGGCGCTGATCCGCGCTGGTCCAACGACGCTTCTCGCTTTCATGTGATCGAAACAAACCATGACCCTGACCGCCCTTAAATTCCCGCCCGGCATCGTGCGAACCGGCACCGACGGCATGGCGCGCGGACGCTGGTGGAACGCCAATCTGATCCGCTGGCGTAACGGCGCCCTCGTGCCGGTGGGCGGCTGGGACCGGCTGACGTCCACGCCGATGGCCTCTCCCGCCCGCAAGATGCTGGCGTGGCGTTCAGGAAACGACGTGCGTTACATCGCGATAGGAACGGATACGCAACTGCTGTTGTTTGATCAGGACACGCTCATCAACAAAACCCCGGCGGGTTTCATCTCGCTGCCGACGGTCACGGTCACCGAGGGCGGCTACGGCACCGGTCTTTATAATTACTCGACCTACGACACGCCCCGGCTCGACGACGCCTTCGGCCCCGGCGGCAATCCTTACGCGCGCGGGGCGATCTGGTCGATCGATACGTTCGGCGAAGACATCCTGGCGGTCGCTTCCTCCGATGGCCGCCTGCTGCACATGAGCCCAAACAGCACCGACACGATCCCGGTGTTCGACCCGGTCGCCGTGCCGATCGCCACCGCCCCCCTCGGCAACCGTGCCGTGGTCGTGACCGACGAGCGGCACGTCATGCTGATCGGCGCGGGCGGCAACAAGCGCGGTATCACGTGGTGCGCGAGGGAGAATTTCAACGACTGGGATTTCGCCAACGTCAACAACACCGCCGGCTTCATCGAGCTGGATACACAGGGAATCCTGATCAACGCGGCGCGCGTGCGCGGCGGCATCCTGATCTGGTCGGAGAAAGAAGTGTGGCTGGCGACCTATAAAGGGCTGCCCGCCATCTACGGCTTTGAGAAGATCGGCCAGAGCTGCGGCATGATCGGCGCGAATGCCTTCGCCGTCGTGGCCGGTGTCGCGATCTGGGCCGGGTATAATACGTTTTGGAGCTATAACAACGGAACGGTGCAGCCGCTGCCGTGCGAAGTCGGCGATTACTTCTTCCGGCTGACCGACATCAGATCCCTGGGCGAGCGCATGTGTGGCGGCCCTAACGGGCGTTTCACCGAGGCGTGGTTCCTGTTTCCGATGGCGGGCGATCCCGAGAACACGTCCTACCTCATGACCAACTACGCCGAGGGCTGGTGGAGCATCGGCAAGCTCAACCGCACCACGATCGACGGCGCGGGCGTCTGGCCCTACCCGCTCATGGGCGGCGGCGACGGGCATATCTACCAGCACGAGAGCGGCTGGCTGGATGCCGGGGCGCCACGCGGTAACACGGTGTTCGCCGAGAGTGCCGCGCAGCAGCTGCCTCCGGCTGGCGACCGCTGCCTCAACATCCTCGGCGCGCAGCTCGACAACGGCACCGGCTACGACCTGACGGAGCTGCGCGCGTTCTGCCGGGAGACGCGCGACGATCCCGTCGAATATGAAGAAGGGCCGTTCCAGGCCTACGCCGACGGCTGGGTCGAATGCCGGTTCAGCGGGCGCGATATCCGCCTCCGTCTCGAGCAGATCGCGGACGGGCAGTGGTCAGTGGGCGAAATGCGTTTCGACATCGTCCCGGGGCGCGGGCGATGAACCTCTCGTTGGCGTATCCACCCGCGCGCTACGATCCCGAGCAGGCGCGCCAGCTCGTGGCACAGCTCACGCGCGCGTTTGCCCGCGTGCTGTCGACCGAGACGGCCTCGCCATACTTGTTGCTGACATCACCGGATCAGTCGGTCTGGAAGGTCACGATCGATGACACGGGCGCCCTGGCGGCGGTGAAGCTGCCCAAGGGGCAGCCACCATGACCCCGGAACGGCTGCGCCTCGTCGGTCAGCTCAACAAGGCGCTGGCGCACCAGGGCACGCACGCGATCGCCGACGTAATCGACCTCGCCCACCGCCACCGGGCGCAGATCTGGGAAGGCGACGGCGCCCTCGTCGTTACCGAGTTACTGGAATACCCGTTGTGCAAAACGCTGCGCTATTGGCTGATCGCCGGGACGCTCGAGGGCGCGTTCGCGTTGCAACCCCGCATCGAGGCCTGGGGCCGTGATGAGGGCGCCACGCGCGCCGACGCGATCGGACGCCGGGGCTGGGAGCGCACGCCACGCCAGGACGGTTGGAAACACGTGGCGGGTTACTGGAGAAAGGATCTGACATCATGAGCGGCGGCGGCAGTGGCAACACCACGACGACGACGAAGGCCGAGCTGCCGAGCTGGCTCGCCAACGCGGCGCAGGACAACCTCAACCGCGCCGTGGATTACAACAAGGATTACCACAATTATCAGCAGTATACCGAGCCGCGCATCGCCGGGCAGACGCCGGACCAGCTCCAGGCGGCGCAGGCGATCCGAAACATGCAGGGCCAGACCGGCGCCGCGTTGGGCTCGCTGGGCGCCAGCTCCGCCGCGCTGGGTGGCTATCAGGCGCAGCAGGTCACGCCTCAAACTTTAGCCGGAACGAATTTGCAACCATACATGAACCCTTATACCGGCGAGGTTGAAACGAACGCGTTGCGCGCCCTCGAGGGCACCAGACAGGATTCCCAGAACCAGATCGGCGATCAGTTCCTGTCGAGCAAGGCGTTCGGCGGATCCAGGCAGGCGCTGCAAAGCGCCGTGACGGATGCTCAATTCGGCCAGCGTGCCGGCGACCTCTCATCGCAGCTGCGGCAGGCGAACTTCGCCCAGGCGCAGCAGGCGGCCACGGGAGACATCAGCCGGAACCTCGCGGCCCAGCAGGCCAACCAGCAGGCCGGGCTCGCCAGCGCCGGGATCGATCTCTCGGCTTACAAGCAGGCCGCCGACATTTATGGCCAACGCCAGGGCGCCGAGGCGCGCGACATCGGCCTGCTCGACACGAGCGGCGGCCAGCAGCAGCAGATGAACCAGGGCGCGCTCGACCTCCAGTATCAAAACTGGATGGAAGGAAATAACTACTACAAAAGTCAGATTGAGTGGCTCCAGCAAATGCTTGGCAGCACGCCCGGGTCCGGCACCACGACCGTGAACGCGGGCGGCGGCAGCAAGGCCAGTCCGGCACTGGGCGCCCTCGGCGGCGCCGCCTCGGGCGCGGCGATCGGAACCCAGATCAGCCCCGGCTACGGCACGGCGATCGGCGCTGCTGCTGGAGCGCTTTTCGGGGGTCTGAGCAGCAGATGAGAGGCACACCATGACCCAGGAAGAACTGATGGCCCTGCTGGGGCTCGCCACATCAGCGGCGGGTGCCTACGGCGGCGCCAGTGGCTCCGGCGGCATCGGCATGCCCGGCGTCGAGGCGGCGCCAGCCCCGGCGCCGGTCATGCCTAACGCGGGCATGCCCGCGACCCCCGGCGCGCCAGCGCCCGGCTTCGCACCGCTCACTCCGCAACCCGGCGCGCCGACCGTGGCACCAGCACCCCCGATTCCCCCCGGCCCGGGGCCGATGTCCCTTGGCCCCTCCCCGGTGCCGGTCTCCCCGGTCTCGATTCCCTCCCCGGTCGCACCACCCGGCGTCATGCCACCACTGCCCATGGCGCCCGGCGGCCCGGCGGGACCGGTGCCGCCGCCGGTCAATCCCGGCGCCGCCGGGGTCAACCCCGGCCCGGGCTGGCTGCAACGCAATATCGGTGATCCCCTCGGCGAAATGTGGAACGGCAAGCCGAAGCTGGACGCCCAGGGCAACCCCGTGCTCGACGCCCAGGGCAAGCCGGTGCTTGACACGACGGGCGGCCTGACCAACCAGCAGAAGGCCCTGGTGGGCCTCGGCAACTCCCTCGGCGGGACGCTGGCGAAAGCGGGAGCGGGAGCCCCGGCGGCGGCCTCGGCGGGCGGCGGCGGGGGTGGCGCCAAACCGCTCACCCCGACACCCCTCGATGCCGCCCGCCTCGCGCAGAACCGCCTCCAGCAGCTCGCCCTGCTGCGTCAGCAGGCGACCCTCGCCGCGCCCTGGCTGCGGCGTTACCAGCAGCAACCCGGCCTGATGGGATAATAGGAGACAGCGATGGCGGACGGTGATCCCGGCCTGCTCGACGACGCCTGGGAGGGTTGGAAGCACTGGTGGGCGCCAACGGCAACGGACGTGCCGACCGACGCGCCCTACGACGCCGAGACGCTGGGCCTCGCCCGCTCGCAGATGATCGGCGCCCTCGGCGGTAAACTCCTCGCCCTCTCCCAGGGTGGCCTGCAACCGGCGCAGCGCGCCGCCCTCCTCGGTTCGATCGGAGACGTGCCGCAGGTCTACCAGGACACGATCGGCAGGGGCGCTGAGATCCGGCTGCACGACCTCGCCGCGCGGAAGAGCCAGGCCGAGCTGGCGCAGGAGAGCGCCAGCAACGCGATGTTCGACAAGCTGATCGCCGCCAAGGCCGGCGGCGGCGGTGGCACTCCGGCGGGCCCGTCGGGGAACCTGCCAACCGGCGGCGCCATCCAGCAGGCACTGGCGGCCCTCGCCCCCGCCGAGTCTGGAGGCAACGCGGGCGCCCAGAACAGCCAGGGATACTCCGGCAGGTTTCAGATCGGCAGCTCGCTCGCCGCCGACGCGGGCGTCTACAAGCCCGCCCCCGGCGAGGCCGTCGCCGACGATCGCGGCAGGGCGACCAACCAGTGGAAAGGCACGTGGGTCCTTCCAGGCATGGAGCTCATGACGCATGAGCAGTTCCGCGCCAACCCCCAGGCCCAGCAGGCCGCCGCCGAGGCGGCGATGGCGCACAACTGGCAACAGATCCAGGCCGCCGGCCTCGACAAATACGTCGGGCGCGAGGTCGGCGGCGTGAACATCACCGCCCCCGGCCTGCTCCAGGGCGCGTGGCTGGGCGGCATCAAGGGCCTCCAGACGTGGCTGAGCGGTCAGGGCGACCCCGAGGACAGCAACAGGACCTCGGTCAGCAAGTGGGCGTCTCTGCAACCCCCGGGCGGCGCCAGGACCATGACCGACGCCGGGGGCGACGGTGGCGGAGGCGGCGCGCCGTTCGTGCCGCCCACGAAACCGAAAAGCATCGCGGACCTGACGCCGGACCAGCTCATCCTGCTGCGCCAGATGCCCGCCGCGCAGCGTCCGGCGAAGATCCTGGAACTGACCGGCAAATCCGAGACCCCGGTCCTGCTGAGCCCTCAGCAGTCCGCCCACCTCGGCCCGGGGACGTGGCAGTGGTCGCCGACCGCCGGCTACAGCCGTCTGGCGGAGGGGCAAGCGACAGAGGTCTCCGCGACCGAGAAGGCCCGCCTGGGGCTGGCGCCGGACGCGATCGCTCAGCGTAAAGCCGACGGCACGCTCAGCATCGTGGACCCGGGTCAGACGACCTGGGCGAACCCCGATTACCTCAAGGCGCATGGGTTCGCGCCGGACGCCAGGGTGACCGTGGCGCCCGATGGCAAGCCGACGGTGGTCGACAAGGGGACCGACCTCGACGCGCCGATGACGGTCGACAGCGCGCGCGGCATCCTGGCCAAGCACGCCGACGCCGTGCGCGCCGGGACGCTCCTCCCCACCAGCCCGGTCGGTCGCGCCTACCGCGCCGCGCACGACCTCGTGTCGCAGCAGGGGCGCTGGGTTCAGGTCAAACAGCCAGACGGCTCCCAGGTCGACACGTTCCAGCCGGTGCCGAACAACTTCCCCCGCCTCGGCGCGGAGGAAACCCCTCTTCCGGCGACTGTCCAGACCGCGCCCCCGGCTTCGCAGACCGCGCGCACGCCGCAGCAGCTCTTCAGTGACGCTACCCAGGCGCGCCGGGAGATCGAGAGCGGCCCGACCTACACCAACTACAGCAACGCCCGCCCGCTGCTGCTGTCGATCCGTCAGGCCGAGCCGATCGGCACCGGGGCCTCCGACATGCAGATGATCTACGGCTACGCCAAGATACTCGATCCCAACAGCGTCGTGCGTGGCCCCGAGGGCGACATGGTGCAGCGCACCGGGGGCATCTGGGACAGCATCCAGGGCATGATCCAGCAAGTGAAGGGCGACGGTAAGCTGTCGCCCTCGGTGCGCCGCAACCTCGTGGAGCAGGCCGAGTCGGCGTTCAACGCGCATGAGGTCAGCTACAAGGACCGCGTCGACACCTACCGCTCCCTGACCGGGCGCGCCGGTCTCAACCCCGACGACGTCTATCCCGAGGTCAAGCCGATCTCCAAATACACGCCGCCGGGGCAGCCGATGCGCCTGCCGGGAAACGAAACCCCCGACAGCTACGCCGAGAAGCTGAACGCGCACATCGCGAAGGGCGAGGGCACCTACGACGAGGCCGTGGCGATCGCCCGGCGCTACGGAATCCCGGTCGAGAAGATCAAGCGGAGGTAGGTCATGGCGGACGACGTCGATCCGATCGCCGCTGAGTTCGAACAGCAGCGCAAGCGCGCCGCCGAGGCCGACGAGGTCGCGCGCATCAACGCCCGCACGCCGGGCGAGGTGCTCAACCGCGACGTCCGCGCCGTGGGGACAGGCGTCAACGACGCGATCGGATCGGTGATCGGCGCCGTCCCCGACGCGATCGGCGCCGGCATGCGCGCCGTCGGCCTGCCGTCATCGGCCCCCGGCCAATACACGAAGTGGGCACAGGGCGGCCTCAACGCCGTCGGGGACGCGATCTACGGCAAGCTGACGCCGGACACGCCGACCGAGCGCAACCTCTACGCCGCCGGGCACGGCGCCGGTGACGCCCTGTCGATGGTCGTGCCGGCGACGGGTGCCGCCCGCCTCGGCGGCGTCGTGGGCGGTGTCGCCGGGCAGCTCGCCGAGAACCCGGTCACCCAGGCCATCGCCGGGGCTGCCGGCGGCAGCGCCACGCAGGCCTCCGGCAGCCCGCTGGTCGGCCTCGGGGCAAGCATGCTGGTGCCCTTCGGGGCGGGCGCGGCGCGCGGCGTGGTCTCCCCGGGCGCCAGCCAGCTCAACCCGGAGCAGGCCCGCCTCGCCGGGGTCGCGACCAGGGAGGGCATCCAGCTCACGCCCGGCCAGCTGTCCGGCAGCAGGCCGATGCGGACCATGGACTCGGTGTTCAAGGATTTGCCGCTGACGTCCGGCACGGCGCACGCGGACGAGGAGGCGCAGCGGATCGCGTTCAACCGGGCGGCCCTGCTGCGCGCCGGGGAGACCGGCGAGAACCTCGCCACGCCGGACGTGGTCAATGCCGCCCTGGCGCGGGCCGGGCAGGGCATGGGGAACATCTACGGCGCCAACAATTTCCGGGTCGACGCGCCCTCGATGCAGGCCGTCACGGCGGTGGCCAACAACGCCGCGCGCGATCTGCCCGGGAATGTCGCGCATCAGGTGCGGAACAGGGTCGACGACTTCATCGCCAAGATCCGGCCCGACGGGCAGGGCGGGCTGCACGTCGAGGGCCCGGCGTTTCAGGCGCTGGATTCCGAACTGTCGCGGACTATCCGCTCCGTGGACAGCGGTGAGGTGCGGCTGCACCTGGGCCGCCTCCAGGAGGCGCTCCGCGACGGCATGGAGGCCTCCCTGTCGCCCGAGGACGCCCAGGCGCTGGCCACGTTCCGGCGGCAATACGCCAACGGCATGATCATCCGCGAGGCGATCAACGCCCCAAGCGCGGCCACGGCGGCGGGACACATCCCGGCCACGCGTTTGTCCACCGTCCTGGCCGGTGACAACGAGGCCTACGCCAGGGGCCGGGGCGACCTGAACGACGTCGCGCGCGTTGGCCGGACCTTCATCCAGGACCCGATCCCGAACAGCGGCACGTCGATGCGGAGCGCCATGACGCAGCTGCTGCAAGGTGGCGCGGTGCTGGGCGGCGGCCTCGCCGGGGGCAACCTCGCGCAGCGGGCCCTGCTGGGCGGCGGCGCCCTCGCCCTGCCCTCGGTCATCCAGGCCCTGGCGCGCTCCAACGTGGGCCGGGCGTATCTAACCAACCAGGCGGCGGCTGGAGTGGCCCCACAGGTCACGCGCGGCACGCTGGCGGGGATCGGCGGGGCGCAGCTCCCCGGCCTGCTGGGGGCCCCTCCAGGGCCCGGGCCGCGTGTCGCCCCCATCGACGACCCGAGATTCCAACCACAATGAGAGAATGGGAGCGACAGCCATGACCCTCGGTCTGCTGTTCTGGGTAATATTCGTCATCGCGATCATTTTCGGGGCCTGGGGGCGCACGCCGGGCGGCTCGCCTTATTGGGCGAACTACAACGGCTGGGTGTTCGTGGTTCTGCTGTTCCTGCTTGGTTGGCGGGTCTTCGGCTTCGTGATCCAGGGTTAGTCTCATGACGTTGCCATGGCGGGACCTGGTGGCGCTGACCTGACAGCACGCACCCCTTCCCGAGCAATCTTTCTTCTCCAGACACGGACTTACCCACAAGGCCGCGCGCGTTTCGGGTTCTTCGGGACGTCCGAGTTACCCACACCACGCCGTCGCCTGACTCATCGCTGGTCGCTAGGCGGGCATGGATAACTCGCGCATCCGGGTATGGATTCTAAGAAGCAAAACACCCTAAGTTGTTGATATTGCTAGGGGGGTCCAGACAGTTTCGGCCCAGGTTCAGACAGATCTCGTGGAGACACTGACAAAAACAACCTGTATTTCTGTCTGAACCCGCGCTAAACCGCCTGCCGACTACAGACAAAACAGGCAGGCGTAAATGACCGAAATAGACGACAAGGACACGAACGTTTTAGCTATCAGAAGGGGTTTTCCCGTCTACAAACAAAACCCTAGCGTGGCCGGGGGCGTGTCCGCCCGAGGCAAGAAACGGCGCCTGGGAGATGAGCGAAAAGGGCTCCTTATCGACCCCGACGAGGGCGAGATACTCGGGCGCGGATCGGCGATCGTCTACGAATGGGAGGAGGTTGACGCGGAGCGGTTCGTGAAATTGTTCCTGCACGGCGTGAAACAAGCCACTGGCCTGGGCAAGGCCGGGCTGACCCTCTTCGCCGCCGTATATCAGGAGATCAGTGCGAAGCCGAACAGCGACACGATCGGTCTGAGTTTGTTGTTACTACAAGAAACAATCCCAGGATTAAACGAACGAACCTATCACAGGGGGATGTTTGAATTGCTGCGAAAGCAATTCCTGTTCCGCAGTCCTGTTCCAGGCGTGTTCTTCATCAATATCCGGTATATGTTCAACGGGGACCGTCTCGCATTCGTGAAAGCTTATCGTCGCAGACCCGCCCGGCGTGGGAAGCGGCAGGCGGTAACAGATCAACTCTCCTTGATTGAACTGGAGGGCGGATGATGCGGTCCCTCACAAAGGCAGAGAGGGAAATACTGTGCATCCCTGGTGGTGCGCGTAAAACCACGCCCTATGCCAACCTGACCCCTGATGAAAAACTGTTTCGTGAACGCTCCATGGCCGCGCTGAAAAGCCATATAGAGTCTTACCAGGGAGACTTCTGGAGGCTGAACAGCTGGGAGTATGGTTTTCTCAGTAACATCTGGGACATGCTGCGGTCGACCATGTGCCATGGCGCCGCCTCGCGACGCCAAATTGAGTTGGTTTTCCAGATCACTGACAAAATAGATCGAGCTACCAGACCGGTTCCCCCAGCTTGACCCGGTCGACCACATTGCACACCCCCGTCCTCAATTCTTCCTCCCACCTCTCTGCCTGCCGCTCGATGCTGGCGGCGGCCTCGGCGCGGCTGATCATGGGCCGCTGGCCGTAGGGCAAATGACCATCGAAGGCCAGACCGATCGACGGCAGGCCGCGCGCGGCCTCGCGGCGCATGTCGGCGGCCAGCGCCCGGCAGACCCGGGCCATGTCGGCGGCGCGCACCGGAGGCGGGATGAACCTGCCGGGCATCAGTTGTTCATGTTCAACGCGCCGACGACCGGCAAGCCCTCCAGATCCCGCGCGATCACGAAGGCCGCCTGGAGCGCCCGGGGCCGCCGGTTGAGGCTGTGATCCGTCGCGGCCATCAGATCGCCATGTGAAACAGCAGTTCCGAGGCGCTCCACACCGCCAGCTCGCCGCAGGCCTCGCAGGGGCCGTTCAGCATATCCGGCTCACAGCCGTCCGCATCGGCGCCGCAGGCCGCGCAGAAGCCGGGATTGTCCAGGGACAGGGCGGCACGCTCGACCGCCGCCCGCACCCGCTCCAGCGTCACCGAGGGATGGAGCGGCTTCATCGGAGCATCACTCATTTCACGGCGTTCCAGGGTCTGAACATGCGAAGCGCCTCGGGGTGTAACAGCGGTTCACCCCAGTCACCCGTGAACCTGATCGCCCGGTGCGAAACACCAGCCCCTCCCCGATGGTTGATTTCGCGGTTCAACGCTTTGACGATGACATCCGCGTCGGGCCAGCGCGCGCCGCGCGCCAGCACGCGATCGCTCCGACCTGGCTCGTGCAGCACGATGTCCCAGGCCGCGTGCGGTGCGTTCGCGCCACCACCAGCCCTCACCGCGCCAAAGTGTAAGCCGTTGCTGTTCTGGTTCTCTTCCATGACAATCCCCTCTAGGTTTTCTGGTAACGCACGCCGCGCGCCCCCTTCGCGCTCAACGCGAACCCCGCCGCCCACGGCGGCACTTCGGACATCAGCTCGCACATCTCCTCGATGGAGCCGTGGCCGCGTTCCGGTTCAGCGATGATTTCGTCATGCACGAGCGTGATCGGGTTGTAGCCCGCCAGCTCGAGCGTGTGCGTGGCGTGGACCAGCAGATCGCGGCACAGGCCCTGGACGCAGTTGTGGACGATCAACGGGCCGGTGGCACCCGCGACGACAAAACGGTGCCGAGGTCCGGCGTCGAGAACATCGAAAACAGGTCGGCGCCAACCCTTAGACGGCGGTGCAATGTTGACACGTTGATGCCGCTCCGTTCCGCCGCTTCGGCTACTGTCATCCGGCCCCATGGTGTGTCGATTAACCGCGAGCACCGAGTGTTGCGTGAGTTCACCTTGCGTGTGACCCAGGCACAGTTCGCTGGCGAATACCCCCGCATGTTGTCGATGTGCTCCAGGGTCAGCCCTGTTTGATACGTCGGACCCATGTCGGCCCAGAACGCTTCGAAACTTGTCTGCCACTCCGGGCAGACCGTGATCCCCCGCCCGCCGTAGTTCCGCCATGCCTGGTGCGTCGGCAACCGGCAGCGGTCCAGCATGGAGCGCCAGACCGCGAAGGCCGGGTGCTTCGACATACCGTGTGTCCTGTTGCGCGCTGAAATCAGAGCGTTCTTCTGGCAGCCACAGGACTTCGATCCCTTGTGGAGATCGGCTGCCTCGACTCGCCGTTCGGACCCGCAATCGCAACGGACCAGCCACACCGCCTTGCTCTGCTTCGTGCTGCCAGAGCGAGACAACACCGTCTGGAAACCGACACGCCGCCCTGTCCAATCCGTCGCAGGACGCCCCATCGCTCCACCCCCTTGTTGTCAGCACCTCATGGTCAGGCGTCATTCCAACACCATCGACCTCAAGGATGTCTTGCTCGCCTTTGGCAATCAACCCGGCATGGCACACCCACGCCTCGCCATCCCAGAGCCGGTCGGAGAGGCGCACGGTTTCGATCGCCCGCCATCCGTGATCGGTCAGGATTATTGTTCCGGCACTCAAACAGTTCTCAACCAGACGACCGCCGTAGGTGCTCTGGCGCTCCCACTTCCGCGTCTTCTGGTTGACCGCCATGTAGGTTACGCGCGCGCGGCCATACTGGTCGTCTTCCAGCAACGGACGATTATACCAAATGAAACGACCCGACGGCAGGCGCATCCGCAGCCAGTGCGTGTCCTGCTTGAATCTGATCCTGCCCCCGGCGGCTGTCGTAACCGTGCCGGCGTGTTTAACCGCCTCGACCGCCGCGCGCTGCATGTCCGACCACAGCGCGGGGATGTTGGGATAGGTCTCGCGATAGCTCTTGATGGCGTGATCGGCCTCTTCCGGCGTCAGCAGGACACCGCCCTGAATCAGACACGTTTCGCGGAACTTCCACCACCCCATCTGGTAGCCACTACCGAGGATTATCGTTTTGCCTATGAAACGAATTTTGCTGTCTGGTGCGACCGAAGCCGTTGGGACGCCGTAAACCCGCGCGCCCATCTCCTCATAGATCTTACGTTTGGCGCGGAACGCCTCGAGCAGGTCATCCTGCCCGGCCAGCCACGCCACGCCCACGGCTTCGACCGAGCTGAAATCGCCTGTTGCGATCTCATGACCGTCACGCGGGATGATCGCACCGCGCAGCATGCGCGAGATGACATCGAGCGGCGGCCCGCCGAAGGCGTCCACGGCGTCCGCGCCCAGGTCGAGCAGAGCGCGCATGCCGTCCCAATCGTCCGTGGTGTCACGCGGGAAGTTCTGGATCTGCAGCCCCATCGAAATATAGCGGCCCGTATTGGCGCCGTGGTAGCCGAGCAGGCCGCGCACGACGCCTTGGGCGTCCGCGCGATGGACGATCGCGTCCAGCTTCTTGACGGAGATCTTGCCCGCCTCGAGGCGCACCTTGAGCACTTTGCGCTCGAGCGCCTGGACGCGGGGATCGGCGATCAAACGGATGACGTCACGGCGCCGCAGCTCCGGCATCGCGTCCTCGGCCTCCTCGTCATCCTCGGCCTCGGCGTCGAGGTCCAGCAGCAGCTCCTCGTCGGCGGGAGGATCCAACACTTTGGCGACCGGACCACGATCGCGCAGCAGCTCCGGCGGCGGCGACATATCAACGTCGCGCCCGAGCAGCCAGCGTTTCAGGTCCTCGACTTTAGACGCGCGATTGACCGCGCCGTTGGTGAGCGCCGTCATCTCCGCGTCGAGCAGTTGTCGCGTGTCCTCGGCGACCACGCGCGCGGCGCGCACGAAGGGAAGATCGAAGCGCACGCCTCGGTCGTTCATCCGCTCCGTCATGTCCCACGCGTCCAGCTCCGACACCGGCAGAGGCACCGTGGCCTGATAGAGCGCGCGCTCGACCTTAACATCCATCGCGCAGTAGTCGGACAGACGCGACATGCGCTCCTCGTCGACCCACCACACGGGCGACCCGTCGGGGTTGAATGAACGCGGCCTGCACATGCGTAGCATCAACGCGTAGCCGGTCTGGTCCTTCTTGACGTCCAGGCCGGCGGCGTTCGCCGCGCCGTCAAGCGCGCCCGGCAGCGCCTGCGCGCGCGCGCGCGCCATCGTGCAGACCCAACGGTCCAGTGGTATGAGCGGCCACTCATGACGAGGGTGTAATATGTATTCGAGCATCAATCTTTCAAATGCCGCGTTGTGCGCCACCACCTCGACGGCATCATCGGCCATCGCCTCGAGGAAGCGCCCCGGCAGATCCCAGCCGGGGCGCCACTCGACGGGCGCTTCGCGCCCGATCGCCCGACGT